TCGCTGTATCAGCATGTGCTGCCGATTGTAACCGTCTCGGGTGTTCTGGCGGGCGCGAGCGTGCTACAGGTGGCCGGGCTGCTGGCAGGCTGGTATCGCGTCCGTCGCATGGCGCTGTTTGTGGAGGCGGTTATTTGGACATCGCTATTTGTGACGATACTCGGACTGGGTACCGTGTCACTGACGTATTTTGTATTCGCAGCCACCAGCGCGTGGGGATACCTGGCGCTCTCACACATGTCGGAGCTGTCCAGGAACTGAACTCAATGAACCCAGAAGTCATGATTGCCATAACCGCTGGCCTGACTGCGCTGCTGCTGGAGGTGGTGCGGCGAGTGCTCGGGCGGCGTGATGTTGTGTTCGACCAGGGGATAGTGCAGGTCAAGGAGTTCCGGGCGCAGGTCGCGGAACTACAGGCCCGGCAGGACGTGCTCGAAAAGGAGTTGATCTCCTGGAAGGACAAGTACTACTCGCTGATTGCCGAACTGGTAACGGTCAAAGCCGAGCGCGACACGATGGTGGTGGACATCAAACGGTTGCGGGCTGAGGTCGAGGTACTGAGGATCGAGATTGAGCGTCGGGCGATTGGCAAGTGACAGGCAAGCGACAGGCGGCGAATGAGATAACGCGCGCGCGGCGGCAGCAACGTGTGTTGGAGTTGCGCGAGACGGCTATGTCGGTGCGCGCCATTGCGACGCAGATCATCGCCGAGGGCCTGGCGCCTGCGGACTACAATCATGCGACGGTGAGTCGGGACGTCAAATCGGAGTTTAAGCGGCTGCAGGAACGGGGCTGCGAAATAGCGGAGCACGCGCGGGCGATGGAACTGTTGCGACTCGACGTGATGCTGCACGCGGTGTGGGGGAAGATCGGGGCTGGTGACGTGCGGGCTATCGATACAGCGCTGCGAGTTGGCGAGCGGCGTGCGAAACTGTTGGGGCTGGACGCACCGGTGAAGCAGGACATGACCAGCAACGGAAACAGCCTGGTGATCGAGTATGTCAACGACTGGCGGAATACATCTGCCATACCCGCACCCTGGTCAGATGGCGGTGCGGCGGCAGGCGCGGCGGCACAACATTTTGAGTGCCGGCCGACGCTGGAGGAAATCGACACTGGTGATGGCGATAGCGGTTGAGGCGGCCATGCGCGGCGGGCAATACCTATGGGGCGCGCCGACGTTTGACCAGGTGCGCGTCGGGTGGGATGAAACCCGGCGGGCGGCGGGCGCCGTCGCGCAGTTCACGCAACAGCGTATGGAGGCGGTGTTCCCTGGCGGCGGCGTGATACGGTATCGGTCGCTGGACGACCCGGACAACGCGCGCGGTCATACTGCTGATGGGGTGGTTATTGACGAATGCGCCGATGTGGCCGAACGAGCATGGTACGAGGTGCTGAGGCCGATGCTGATTGATACGGGCGGATGGGCCTGGCTGTGCGGCACGCCCAAAGGGCGCAACTGGTTTTGGCGGGAACACAGCGCGGCCGCCACGCGCACAGACAGCCGCGCCTGGCAGGCGCCGACGTTGGGGGTCGCCATCGACGACGGTGTGTTGGTGCGGCGCTCCCACCCGCTTGAAAACCCAGACGTGCCATTCTCGGAAATCGAGCAGTTGTGGCGCACGCTGCCCGAGCGAACGTTCAGGCAGGAGATACTGGCCGAGTTCATCGAGGATGGCGGCGGCGTGTTCCGGCGCGTAGCGGAGGCGGTCAGTGAGCCGCCGGGGTACTCGGATGCAGCGCAGTATGCGATGGGCGTTGATTGGGGCAAACACAACGACTGGACTGTGATAACCGTCCTGGACATTGGAGCGCGGGCGGTGGTTGCGGTGGATCGGTTCAATCAGATTGACTACGTGCTACAGGCCCATCGGTTGCGGGCGCTGGCTGATCGGTATCATCCTGACGTGATTATTGCCGAATCGAACAGCATGGGGGAGCCGATCATTGAGCAGTTGCAGCGTGACAATCTTCCCGTGCGTGCGTTCACAACCACAAATGCCACCAAGGCAGTAATCATCGAGTCATTGGCGCTGGCGTTTGAGCGGGGCGAGATTCGTATCCCCGACAATCCTGTGTTGGTGGGGGAGTTGCAGGCATACGAGACGAGTCGTCTTCCGTCAGGGATGGTGCGGTACAGTGCGCCGGACGGTATGCATGACGACTGTGTTATCAGCCTGGCGCTCGCCTGGTCGGCGTGCGGGCATCTACGCGCGACGGAGTTGGTATCATTTCTATGAGCATACTGGATACGGTTGCGGCGCGTTTCGGCTATCGAAAAGCGGCGCCACCTGTGCCGCAGATGCTGCTCGCAATGGCGGACGCCGAACGATGGGCACTGCCGTCAATGGCACTGAGCCAGAACCAGGCGGAGTTGTATGCGCGGCTGTCCTGGGTGGCGATCGCGGTGCAATTCATCGCCGACGCCGCCAGCGCGCAGCCGTTCAACGTCAAGCGGCGCACGGGCGAGGACTTGAAGGAAATCCAGAACCACGAGGCGGAAGTCCTGTTGTCGAAACCCAACCCGCTGATGAGCCGGAGCGAGTTCCTGTTTGGCACATTCGCCTACCGCGCGCTGACGGGGAACGCCTACTGGTACGTCAACGCGCCGCGTGGCGACACGGCGGCGCCGGCGGAGTTGTGGCTGGTGCCGTCGCACAAGATACAGCCCATCCCCGACGGGCGGTCCTACCTGGCCGGGTACAGTTACGACCCCGGCGATGGCAAGACCATGGTTATCCCGGTCGAGCAGATCGTGCACTTCCGGCGGTTCCATCCGCTCAATCCATTCGTGGGGTTGTCGCCCATCGAGTCATTGGCAACGACCGCGCAGGCCGACCTGAGTATGCAGAAGTGGAACGCCAACTTCTTCGGCAAGGACAATGCGAAGGTGCCCGGCATCCTGGCCTATCGGGATATGATCAACGACCCCGACTGGGCGCGCATTCAGCATGACCTCAAAGAGCAATGGGGTGGTACGAAGCGCAGCGGGCCGATGACCATGCGCGGCGCGGGCGACGCTGTGTCGTGGATTGCCACGTCAATGAGCCAGAAGGACATGGAGTTTCTCGCCGGTCGGCAGGCCTCGAAAGAGGAAATCCTTCAGGTCTTCGGCGTACCACCGGGGTTGGTTGACAAGAACGCGACGGAGGCGAACGCGCAGGCGGCCAAGGCTGTGTTTGCGGAATACACCCTATGGCCGCTGCTGGTGAGCATTGCCGAGACGATCACGCTGCGCCTTCTTCCCCGGTATGGCGGCGACCTGGTCGGGTTGTTTGACGACCCGCGCAAGACGGACCGCATGGTTGACCTGCAGGAACAGACGGAGTACGCCAAGACGCACACCATCGACGAAATCCGCGCGCAGTACTACGAGGAATCACCCATCGGTGACGACCGGGGGTTGATGCTGCCGGCCGAGATCGGCATTGAGACGTTGTTGAAGCTTGAGGATGGCAAGATACCCGAGCCGAAGCCAATTCCAGAGGCGCTGGTGCCGTTCGCCGGTCAGGACAACGCGTTGGCAGAGGAACCCGTGCCCGACGAAGAGCCGGGCGAGGTAGAGGGCACCGAACCGGCAGACGACGCCGAAGTCGAAATGATGAAAGCCGACCTGCTGCGCTGGCAGGCGAAGAGCCGCAAGAGGGGCCGGGTCGCACCGTTCGATAGCGAGCATATCCCGGCCAGCGTCAAGGCCGCGGTGGCGGTGGCTGGCTTCGACTGGGTGAGCCGGTGGGACGCTCTCAAAGCGAAGCGTGAACCTGACCGTGTGTTGGAGGAGCGGCTGCGGAAGCGCATCGCGGCGATCTTTTCAGCCAACGGGAAACAATGGGTGAGCGCCATTGCGGATAAGCGCCTTCCACAGACAGAGGCCGCGATGGACGAACTGCGTGCCGAGATTGCCACGACACTGACACGGGCGGCGGTCGAGGAAGCAATCGCGCAGGCGGTCACGGCGCGTATCGACTTTGACATCGCCCGCATCAACGTCGCTGCGATGGAGTGGGCGCACAAGTACACATTCG